GGCTCGTTGAATAGGAGTAAAGCTATGCAAGCTATATATGGTACAGAACAAACAGCTCGTGGTGGTAGTGTAAAGCTGAACAAAGCCGGGGGGAGTTTAATAAATAATGGACAAGCTCAAGAGATGACTTCCCACATAGGGGCAAACATATCAGGTAAAGCACCTATTAAGCATGAGATAGGTCATATGATCAAAGGTAATAAGTACAATCCAACAGGTAAAGGAAGCCCTATAGATATAGAGCTAAGATCTATTAACCAGGTTTCAGATGACCTGTTAAATGATGCGCAGAAACAAAGCAAGCGTTATTTCAATAAAGTTACCCCGGCACAAGGGTCAAAAAAATTAAGCAGAGGATATTCTACTCCTAAAGCAGCTTTAGATCCAGAGCCTTCTTCTTATGCTCAAGAGTTGAGACAGCAGATGCTGAGTGACAACTTTGTTACAAACAACAAAGGTACTTGGTCAGATTTTACTCCAGAGATACTTGATAAAGCTGACAAGTTTTATAAGAAAAATCCTAGAGGTAGTATAACAACTAAAAAAGATGGCACTAAAGGCAGTTTTTTAAGCACGACAAGGATGTTTGACTTTATAGATTCTTCTGGTTTTTCCAACTTAGCGAAAAGCATGAACAAGTTAACAGGTGCAGTCGTGCCATTAGCCGCTGGCGCAGGGTACCTTAATAGTAACAAGAAAAGATAATATGTGATATTAATAATATGAAGATTTAATATTGAATCTTTATAACAATTAAATTTAATATTATGTTTAAAAAACTTGATTTAAGTAACTTTATTTATGGGGTTGGTGGAGCAGTTGTTATTATGGGCGCTTTATTTAAAATCGAACATCTTCCAGGAGGTAGTTTATTGCTAACTATTGGACTAGTTATGGAAGCGTTTATATTTCTTTACTCAGCTTTTGATAAATCAGATAAACATGAAACTCCAAAACATCAAGATATTACGCTGGTGGACACAAGTTTAATTATTGAAGCCCAGCAAAGATACGTTAATAAGATTAATCAAGCAACTTGCAATATTGAGTCAATGAATAATTTTTATGAGTCTATATTAAAAGCTATAAAAAAATAACAGTGAATAAAATATTCCAATGGCTTACAGGTGGTATTATCAAAGAAGTTGGTAACGTCATAGATAAGCTTACAACTACCAAGGAAGAAAAACTTGAGGCCCAAAGACTAATACAAGAGATATTAGAAAAAGCTGATAGTGACGCTCAAGCCCAAGTAACAGATCGTTGGAAAGCTGATATGGCTAGCGATAGCTTTTTATCTAAAAATATTAGACCACTTGTTTTGATATTCTTAACAGCGGTATTTACTATTTTATCTTTCTTTGACGGTAACATTGGAGAGTTTGCGGTAGCTGAACAATATGTACCCATATTTCAATCGCTGTTGATCACAGTGTATGGAGCTTACTTTGTAGGTAGAACATGGGAAAAAGCAAAAAGATCAGGTAATAATAAATAGGAGTAACAAAAATTATGTCAAAAACAATTAAACTAAATCAAATGGATTTCAAAATCACAGAGGAAGAATTAAAATTAGTACAAGAAAATCAAGGAAAAATGAACCAAGCATTAAACCAAGTAGGTGTTTTAGAGGCGCAGAAATATGGTTTATTAGGTTACGTTCAACAGCTTAACAAGGAAGTTGAAGACAACAAAAAGGTTTTAGAAGAAAAGTACGGAGCTGTTAGTATCAATCTAGAGGACGGTTCTTACACTGAAATCACTGAAGAGGTTAAATAACAGGAATGTCATCTGTTATAAGAAAAATTAGTATAGGTTCTGACTACAAGAATGATGCAATGCATTACGCTGTTGGTCAATCAGTTTATGGGGGTCACGAAATATCTCATATAATCTTTGAAGAGCCTGATACTTCTTATAATATTTTTATTAAAAAAAACAACGAGGTGTTGCCATGGAAGAAATTCAATTCTAACATGGCTATCTCTGTTGAGTATGATTTAGAATATTAATGAGAAGTGTATTTGATTTTATAGTTAAACCTATAGGAGGAAGATACAATAACGACATAGAAGTAGGGGATTACAAATTAACGCTTAACTCTAGTATAGAGGATTTTAAGTTTATAAACAACGTAGCTGAAGTAATATCAGTTCCAACCGCTTTTAATACAGTTATAGAGCCTGGTGATACAATTATGATTCACCATAATGTATTTAGAAGATATTACAACCAAAAAGGAGAAGCTGTTGACAGTAGTAAACTTTTTAAAGAAAATCTTTATTTTTGCCAACCTGATCAAGTTTATCTTTACAAGAAAGATGATGAATGGAAGCCTATTGGTAAAAGATGTTTTGTAATGCCAATAGAGAGTAAGGAGACTTTCTCGCTAGCTAAAGAGAAAAAGGATATTGGTATACTAAAAATTAGTAATAGCTCATTAGAAGCGCTAGGTGTGACCCAGGGAGACCTTGTTGGTTTCAAATCAAACAGAGAGTTTGAGTTTATCGTAGATAACCAGCGGCTTTATTGTATGGAATCAAATGATATTTTATTGAAATATGACAAACAAGGAGACGAAGTTGAATATAATCCTGGCTGGGCAAAAAGCAGTTGAGGAATTAATAAAAGTGGCGCAAGAAAAGATCGTTGACTCAGGAGAAGATATCTCAGCTGATAGACTTAAAAATGCTGCCGCAACAAAAAAATTAGCTATATTTGATGCTTTTGAAATACTTAACCGTATAGAAGAAGAGGAAAAGTTATTACAGGAAAAACCTAAAGAAGTTAAACAAGAGAAGTCTTTTAGAGGTTTCGCTGAAGGTAGATCTAAATAATGTACAAACAATCTTTAATAAAAACCGTAAAGGATCATATAAAACCAGCTATACTTAAAAGAAATAATAGGTATAAGAAGTGGGAGTATGGGTATAACGCTGAGTTTGATGTAGTTATAATAAGTAAAGATGGCACTATAGGAGAAGTTGTAGAAATACAGAACTTAAAAGTAGCTTTACCATTAGTTTCTAAAGAAACCCATAAACGCTCTGACGAAATAAAAGAGCAGGTTTGGGCTAAGCTAGAATACCCTAAAGAATTATCTAAAATAAAAAGTGTATTCGATTGGGATAAATATCCTACTGATTTTAAAGAGGAATGGTATGGATATATTGACAAAGAGTTTGAAAGAAGGGAAAAAGGTTTTTGGTTCTATAATAACGGCAAGCCTACTTATATTACTGGCACTCATTACATGTACCTGCAGTGGTCCAAGATTGATGTTGGGGCAGCAGATTATAGGGAGTCAAACAGGATATTCTTCATATTCTGGGAAGCTTGTAAAGCAGACGTCAGATGTTACGGAATGTCATACCTTAAAAACAGAAGATCAGGTTTTTCATTCATGGCTTCTGGNGAAACCGTTAACATGGCGACAATGTCAACAGATGCAAGATTTGGAATATTGTCAAAATCGGGTTCAGATGCAAAGAAAATGTTTACAGATAAGGTCGTACCAATATCGATCAATTACCCGTTCTTCTTCAAACCAATCCAAGACGGTATGGATAGGCCAAAGACGGAACTCGCTTATAGAATTCCAGCGTCTAGATTAACTAGAAAGAAATTAAACGAAGGTTTAACAGAAGAAGAGTTAGAAGGTCTTGATACTACTATTGACTGGAAAAATACTGGTGACAACTCCTATGATGGGGAAAAATTAAAACTATTAGTACACGATGAAAGTGGAAAATGGGAAAGACCAGATAATATATTAAACAACTGGCGAGTTACGAAAACATGTTTAAGACTTGGTAGTAGGATCGTTGGTAAGTGTATGATGGGTTCAACCTCAAATGCTTTAGAAAAAGGTGGAGGTAACTTCAAAAAACTTTACAATGCCTCAGACGTTACAAGTAGAAACCGCAATGGTCAGACTAGCTCAGGATTATATTCTTTGTTCATACCTATGGAATGGAACTACGAAGGATTCATTGATTCTCATGGCTTTCCTGTCTTCGATAACCCAAAAAAGGATAAAGTAGACCCGAGCGGTGTACCAATAACAGTAGGTGTTATAGAGCACTGGGATAATGAAGTAGAAGGATTAAAGAACGACCAAGACGGTTTAAATGAATACTACCGTCAGTTTCCTAGAACAGAGAAACACGCATTTAGGGACGAATCTAAAATGTCTCTATTTAATTTAACAAAAATATACGAGCAAATAGATCACAACGAAGAGTTTGCTAATAATAAAATGGTTACTAGAGGTAGCTTCCAATGGGCTAACGGAGTTAAAGACACGTCTGTTCAGTTTGTACCAAATAAAGACGGTAGGTTTTTAGTGAGTTGGGTTCCACCCGCTAATCTCCAGAATCGTGTAATATTAAGGAACGGAGGCAAACACCCAGGTAATGAACATATAGGAGCTTTCGGTTGTGATAGTTACGATATATCTGGTACAGTTGATGGTAAGGGTTCCAATGGAGCTTTACACGGTTTAACTAAATTCAGTATGGAAGACGCTCCAATAAATATGTTTTTTTTAGAGTATGTTGCTAGACCTCAGACGGCTGAGATATTTTTCGAAGATATATTGATGGCTTGCGTTTTTTACGGTATGCCAATACTAGCTGAGAATAATAAACCTAGATTATTATATTATTTCAAAAGAAGAGGTTATAGAGGTTTTTCAATAAATAGACCAGACAAATTACTTCATAAGTTATCCGTTACAGAAAGAGAAATTGGTGGAATTCCTAACTCTAGTGAGGATATTAAACAAGCACACGCTGCTGCAATTGAATCTTATATAAACGATTTTATAGGCGCTATGGAAACAGGTTATGGTAATATGTATTTCCAACAAACCTTGGAAGAGTGGGCTAAATTCGATATAAATAATAGAACAAAGTTTGATGCAACGATTAGTTCTGGATTAGCTATAATGGCTTGTAATAAAAACAAATATACTCCCGTGTTCAAACAAGAAAAGAAACCAGTATCATTGTCTTTTGGTCGATATGACAACAATGGTAATACTTCAAAAATAATACGATAAATGATTTCAAAAAGCGTAAATAGTACTTTCCCGAGTCAGGTAGTACCTGATGTAGAAAAGCAAAGCTTAGAATACGGTTACGAAGTTGGTAGAGCCATTGAGAATGAATGGTTTAACAGCGACAGTGGATCGGGTTCAAACGGAAGGTTTGGCAGTAATTGGCAGAACTTTCATAGATTACGCCTGTACGCTAGAGGTGAGCAATCTGTTAAAAAATACAAAGACGAGTTATCTACTAATGGTGATTTGTCTTATCTTAATTTAGACTGGCAACCTGTTGCTGTGCTATCAAAGTTTGTTGATATTGTCGCTAACGGAATGACTGATAAAGGTTATATGATAAAATCTTTTGCCACCGATCCATTTGCTTTAAAACAAAGAACGGATTATGCTACAGCTCTGGCTGAGGACGCTTTTTCTAGTGACCTAATAGCTGAAGCTAAAAATAGCATTGGAGTTGATCTATCTAGAACGAACTTAAATGCTGAAGAGCTACCTGAATCAACAGAGGAGTTGGATCTTCATATGCAATTAAACTACAAGCAAGCTGTTGAGATAGCGGAGGAGGAAGTTATAAACAATATATTAGATTACAATAAGTACCAAGAAACAAAGAAAAGAATAGCACTGGATTTAACTATACTAGGTATCGGATGCTCTAAAACTAACTTTAATTTATCAG